AGTGGTAAATGGTTAGAGCTAGCACACCTTAAAGATATAGGTATGGGTGGCAACAAAGCACGCAAATATAATGTAGATAATACAGCTGTACTATGTAAATGGCATCATGATATATACGATGGACGACAGTCTATGGGTACAAAAGTAGCGTATAGAGAACTGTTAGAAGGATATTTAGATAGACACTCAGGTGTTACTTAGAATATCTACTAGCCCTATAACTTTGTTGGTAAGATTTTTTTTCTGCGCTTTTAGATTTAAAACTGTATTGATTAGCTAATGATGTATTACCTAATTGAAATTGTGTAGAAGCTTTATCTTTGTACATTGTAGCTCTTGCAGCTGATACATTAGATTTACTTTGTTCTTGATTAGCACGCATAAGTTTTTCACGTTCACCCATGCCTTTCATATTAGGATTAGTAACAGTTAGTTTCATTAGTAATCTACACCATATTTGCCAGGTTTTTTAACTGATAAATTAGGTAAATAATTACTTTTATATGATTTTTTATCTATTGGTATTCCTCGCATAGATTTATATTTTCTTATAGCTAATATTGTGTTTAATCTATATTCTTCACCGTATGGTTTTTTTTTGTTTGAAACTCTTTTAGCCATTACTTACCTAATTTTTTTTTAGCAAATTCTTTTACAACAACTAGAGCAGCTGATGCACCAGATAGTGCAGCTAACTGTAATGCGTTAGCGTCTACACCTACTAGAGGAGCAACTGCTAAAGCACCTATAAATGCTTCTACAAAAGTCCAGCCAGTTTTTTCTAATATTGATTTATATTCTTCACTCATTTAATATCCCTTGTATATTTTATTACTTGATACTGTACCGTATATGTTAGCATCTTTTTTCTTTTTTTTCGGTTGTGACATAGCCCATTTGTTTACATCATAAACGTCTTTAACTATCATAGCAGCTCCTATACCAGGTATTAACTTTGATGCACTTTTAGCTGCAACTTTTACTATAGCTTTACCTTTAGTTGCTTTAGATATAATTTTATTAATTTCACTACTAGGAGTAAATTTAGTTACACCTGTTGTTGGATTAGTTACATTAACACCTGTATATGTTTGTGATACACCTGGAGTACCTGTATAAACAGGTGAATAAATATTTTTTGGTTTAGGACTTATAGTTCCACTTACACCTGCACCTTTTAAACCTTTTGTACCTTTAGCAGTAATAGTTTGGTCAGCCATTGTAACTATTTTACCTTGATTTGGAGTAAATTTTTTTTTCATATAAGTTCCATCAGCCATAGCAGGACCTTTTAATTTTGTAGTTACAACTTTATTACGCCCTTTACGTTTAGCATAATCAGCACCATATTTTTTAGACCATGCTTTAGTTGCACGTGCTGTTCTAGCTTTTTTACGTTCAGCAGCTTCTCTAGCAAATCTAGAGTTTTCATATTCTTCTACTAATCTATAATCTGGTAAAGGCATTAATCTATCTTTCTGCCATCTAGTTTAGCAGAAACAACTTGAAGTTCGCCACTTATCTCTTGTAGTTTATCCATTATTCCTTGTGGCTGTATCATATTAGGTGCTGCTTTGTTACTAAGTTCTATATCTCCATCGTAATCTATGTATGTAACTTCTACATCTTGTCCTGATACTATAGCTTCAGCTACACGAGGGTATACAAGTTTATATGCATCTCTACTTGACCCAATAAATCCATCTTTTTTCACTAAGTTGCTTTCTTGTGAATTACCAAGCAACAAACAACCAGCTGTATTTTCATCTGTATTACCTGAATGCCATAATATCCACTTAAAATTAGGTACATCTTGTACCCATATCATACCTTGATGCCAATCTGCACCGTATCTTGCTAGGTATTTGTTATGAAATCCACCTTCTTCACGTAGTTTAAGCTTGTATGTACCAGCAGGAATACGTGTTTCACCATATACTTTAACGTCACGTTGTTCATCTTCTAAGGTATAACAAAGAAATGTTTTTTTTCCATTAGAACTATCAAGTAATATGCCTGATGTTGAATCTTTTCCAGAACTAAATCTTAATACTTCTAATTTCATTTCTTTTTAATTTTTTTAATCTTGCCATTTTCTGTACGAGCAAACTTATGTGTCTTAGTTTCTCTAATAAGAGTACCATAATAACGTTTACCACCCCACAACCAACTAACTTTTTTAGACATTGACTACTCCTTTATATTTTTTACACCAAGCAAACTCTTGTACTACTGCATTCCATACTGTGCAGTTACCTGAAGGTTGATAAGCATAACAGTTACTACATTGTTGTTTACCTTTAGGATACAACTGATATGCAGCAGGTAAATTGTTTATATCTTCGTTTTTATTAATTACCATTTAGTTTTATTCGCCCAATAAGCAGCTGACATTTTACCTTTTTTAATATTTTTAGCGTGACGAGCTTTAAAAGATTTTTTTCTAGCTTTATCTTTAGCTGACTTAGGATTTTTACCTGCACCTGACACGCCTTGTTGACCAAATCTAATTAGTTTAAGATTGTGACCTTCTTGTGCAAGAACCATATGAGATTTTGTTGCATGACCTGGAGTACGTTTAGGTTTATTAACACCTTTAAGATTGTGTTTTTTTATTAACGAAGCTTTACGAGATGCATGTGACATATACTAGTACTTATAAGTTTTCTTAGGCTTATTCTTCTTCGCAGGCTTTTTCTTTTTTTGCATAACTTCTCCTAATTATTTTATTGTAATCTATACATCCTATATTACCACAGTACTTAACTTTATTGCGAATAATAGGTTCTCTATTACATTGATTACATTGAATTACCAAATTTAATGTCCATGACCAGCTGCTTCTAAGTAAGCTAATCTAGATTTTAAATCGTTAAGCTCCCACATATTATTGTTAACACTTTGTATTTGTGTTTCTACTCTAGTTAACGAATCATTAAGGTCTTGATACTCCCACTTTTCTAGTAAGTAATATCTATCTAAATCAAACCCACCATCTCTAACCTGTTGCTCTAAGTTATATAAGTTAGCTTGTAATGTAGCCATTTCTTCAGTAAACCTACCAACATTCTGTGCAGCCATCTCTAATGATTGTATCTTCTCATACAATACAGCTATATCATTCTGTACATAAGTAGATTCTTTAAGGGTTACGAACTCATACTCAATGTTATTCATCCTGTCATCAATTCCTGTAAGAGTTATAAGTACAGCGTTAAGAGATTGTATACCAGCACCAACAGAACTCATAAGAGCTATACCAGTTACTATTAAACCTAAATTATCTTTTACTTTTTTTAACACTAAGCCACATTACTATTAGAAATTCAATCATTATCCACCAATTTTCCAGATAATTTCTGTTATTTCTGAATCAATATTTTGTATAATATTTAATACATCACTAAGTTTGTTGTTTGAATTTATTATTTCTACTTGTAATGCTGTAACTTGTTGTTGCAAATCATTAACTGTTTTAAATAACCAACCTACAAGTGCAGCTAAACCACCTTGTAGTATCTGATTAAGATTTATTTTTGCTTCCATTACATATTTAAGCTACCAACAATTAATATAACTGTGGCAACTAATCCTAATACTTTATAAAATTCTGATTTATCTAACTTCTCATCTAGCTTTTTATCTATATCATCTAACTTATCAAATATCATTTGGTTCAGTTCTTTCTGTGTAAAGCCATTAGAAGTTGTCATTATGGAAGGTCATCTTGTGTTAAGAAATCCCAGTCTTCATCAAAATCGTGGGCAAGAATTAAAGTTTCAGCCGTTGCAAGATACTTAATTAACTTGTACATTTCTTTGCAACAATAGCCGACAATAAATCCTATTAAATAATCCATAAATTGGATTATAACATATTATTTATGCAGGTTTAGGATTATCTGATTTAACTTGTGCAATGTGGTCAGCCCAAAGAGTTGTGCTATTTACACTATCCCAGTACTGCATATCTAGTTGGTCTTGTACAGAACCATAAGCTTCTTGCCTTGCTTGTACATAACCGAACTGTTGTGTATCCCACTTACTGTTAGCCAAGTCTATGATAGCTTGGTCGTAATCAGCAGAGCTAAACTCTAATCTTTCGTTATTAACTTGTTTGTATAAAGGTTTAGCAGCTTCTATCTCTGCTGTTGCCTCTACTGTTAGTTCTTCT